CTACGTCCTCCAGCCCTACCAGCTGGTCAAGGACCTTCGCACGGGTGTGGAAAGCACGGCGCCCTCGGACGTCCTCGACGGCGAAATCGACGAGTTCATGGAAGCCGCGCTCGCCCACCGCGTCAACGGCGGCGCCGATGCCGTGGTGGACGACCTGAACTGACGGTGGCCTGTATATCCGGAATGAAAACGGGCGCTTCGGCGCCCGTTTTTGCGATCGGCGCCTGGTGGATCCTCGGGTCAAGCCCGAGGATCCACAGCCCACCCGCAACGTTTGCGGCTCAGTTCGTCGCCCGCTCGATCCTGATCTCACCGAGATCATCGACCAGCACCGTCCAGCTTTCCGGCTCTGCCGCCTTCGGGTCCGTCTTGAGGTAGACGGTGGCGAAGAGGCCGGGCTGCGCGGTGATGCCGGAAGAGTTTTCCGGGCGGATATCCGTCACGTAGGGTTTCAGCGCCGAAAACTCCTCCAGTTCGGTGGAGGAGGCGATCTTCGGGCCTTCGGCCGTCGATTCGATCTGCTGGAGATGGATTTCGGCCGTGCCGTCCGGCTGGCGCACGGCGATCAGCTTGTAGTAGCCGCGGCGCATCTCCGCCTGCTTGCCGGCGGGGGCCTCCGCTGTCTCGCCGTCCTGCGTGTCGGCCGGCTCTTCCCAGTAGCCGGTGCTCACCACGAAGGTGATCGTCTCCGGCACGGGCGGCTCGCCTTCGGCGAAGGCGGGCGCGGCAAGGAGGAGAAGGGTGAGGGCGCTGGCAAGCAGGGGGCGCTTCATGGCGAAAAGTCCGTTCGGTTCCGTCGATCCGTCAATAATCGAACTGTTCGGCAAGAATCCGGTCGGACCAGGAATGATCCGGATCGGACAGGATACGGGCCGCAAGATGGGCCGATTCGGCGATGCGCACCGATGTGACGGACTTGACCTCGGTATTGTCGGCGACCGCGTTGACCGGGCGCTTTTCCGCCTCCAGCACCTCGATCTCCACCGTCACCTTATTGGGCAGCAGCGCGCCGCGCCAGCGCCGGGGGCGGAAGGCGCTGACGGGGGTGAGCGCCAGAAGCGGGGCCTCCAGCGGCAGGATGGGGCCATGGGCGGAAAGATTGTAGGCCGTCGAGCCGGCCGGCGTCGCCAGAAGCAACCCGTCGCAGATCAGCTCCTCCAGCCGCACGCGCCCGTCGATGCTGACCCTGAGCTTCGCCGCCTGGTAGGACTGGCGGAAGACGTAGACCTCGTTGATGGCGAGCGCGCGCCGTTCCTGGCCGCTCGCATCGTTCGTCACCATTTCCAGCGGCCGGAAGGCGTTCTCCACCGCGCCGTCGATGCGGGCCGGCAGGTCCTTCGTATCGTAGCGGTTCATCAGGAAGCCGACCGAGCCGCGGTTCATGCCGTAGACCGGCTTGCCGGTGCTCATGGTCGTGTGCAGCGTCTGGAGCATGAAGCCGTCGCCGCCGAGCGCGACGATCACGTCCGCCTCCTCGGGATCGGTGTTGCCGTAGACGGAAATCAGCTCCTCGCGCGCTTCCTGCGCTTCGGCCGCCTGCGAGGCGACGAAGGAAAGGGAGTGGAAGTTACGCGTCATGCCGGATCCCGCATCTCCTCGTTCGAACGGTGCCCGTCGGGCCGGTCTTTGTCGCATGCCTTTACGGCATGCGCATCTGAAAAATGTGACAGGGGTGCGGGAGCCGCTCTTCAGTGCGAGCCCTTCTCCGCCTGCGCCTCGAGGCCCTTGAGCACCGCCTGGCCGGCGGCGGCGGCCTGCATCGGGTTGGCGAAGGGGCCTTTCACCGGATAGGTGACGCCGCGGAAGGTGAGGGCGAAGAAATACTGCCCCTTGCGGTCCTTCTGCACCGTGACCTTCGAAGCCGGTTTTTCCTTGTCTGCCGCCACGTCCGTTCCTCCGCACGATCGCCCCGGTCGCACGCCGGCTGTGGCCGGGCGCGGGGCAGGCGCCACAGGCGCCGATTGAACCAGCAACGCCTATAGGACACTCGCTTCCGCACGGCAATCGCTGCTGGGGAGTAACGCTCCGATCGTCGGGGAGGCCTTGAAACTTACCGGCCACATGCCGGGCGGGGACGCGGGCCGCCGATGCTCATGGCGATGGCGGCGATCGCAAGACGTTCCTCGACCGCATCGCGTTCGGCGATAAGGGTGCGCAAGGCCTCCAGCGCATCGCCGCCGTGCAGCGCCAGGATTTCGGCCGCTTCGTCGGAGCAGGGTTTCTGCATGCGGGGCACCGCGGTCATTGCAGGCGCAGTTCCAGCTGCCGCTTGCTCTTCAGCACATAGAGCGGGCGGGCCGAGGCCGCCGCCTTGCGCTGGAGCTCGAGACGATTCTCCATTTGTCGCTCGCGCAGCGACCGGCAGGCATCGAGGATCGCCTTTCCGCGTTCCAGGGCATCGTTCTGCATCGGTATACCCTCCATTTGTTCCCTTTATGTTCTTGTTTTGCGGATACGTCAAGCGGGCATTGCCGGAAGCAGCGCTCTAGAAAAGCATTTCCTATGTGAAAGCGTCGGAGAGGCGCGGCGTCGCGCGAAAAATGAGTGGTGCCCCCAGCAAGACTCGAACTCGCGACCCCCTGATTACAAATTTTTCGGGGATCGTGTCTTTTCAGATGGTTAACATTTGGTGTCGGAAGGGTGTCTCACGATTGCGGAAATGTAGCGATCGTGAGCGCCATCACTGCCCCTGATCCTCCGTGTCGTCGTACCAGGCGACCATCTTCGCGATCGCGGTATCTGCCAGCTCGGGATTGATCGCCAGATAGTGCTTGAGCACGTCGTGCGCCGTCTTCATGCTGTGGCCGGTGATCGCGCAAATCTCGGGGATCGAGCAGCCGGCGTTCGCCAGCCAGGTTACAGCTGTATCGCGCAGGTCCTGGTCGCGAAGCGCGAGGAGGGGCTCGCCGTCCACGGCGGGGCGATCCGGATCCGGCTTGCCGACCAGGCTCGGCATGGGCTTGATGGCCGGATGCTCGCTCGTCGCCGGCAGACCCAGTGCCGCCGCGTCGCGGATCTCGGCGAAGACATGGGCGTAATGTGACGACAGGAGAGGGCACCAGCGGCGTTCGTCGAGGACGACATAGGGAGAGATCACCTCGGCTCGCTTTCGCCTCTCCTCGGCCGCCTGGAGCCGCTGGCGAAGGATCGGTGCCTCGGGCATCGAGACGATCTTTTTCGTCTTGAGCTGGCGCAGGGTGAGCCTGTCGCGCTGTCTGCCCGCAATGCCGTAGTTCAGGCGGTCGGCCTGGCGCTGTCCGGACCAGACGCCCAGGATGATCATGTCGCCGATCTCCGGCCGGCCGAGCCGATCGGCGACGGCGACGAGCTGGGCAATCTCCTCGCGCGTCCCGACGCGAACCCGTGGCGGCGGTGTCTTCATGCCCAGGCCGTGCGCCGGGTTAGGCTTCTCCGGATTGATCTTGCCCCTGCGGATCGCCCAGGTGAAGGCGATCCCGAGCACGCGCATGGTGGCGACGGCCTGGGCGTTGCCGACCGCGACCCGCAGCGTGTCGTACATGCCGACGCAGATCGGCCGGGTGAAGGCCTCGGCCTCGGCCTCCCAGGCATCCGGCAGATGCTTGCGGACGACGGCCTCTTTCAGGCGGTACTCGTCGATGGTCTTTTTGGCGAGATCCGCGATGCGCGGATTGTGCTCGATGTGCAGCCATTCCTGGAACAGCTTGCGAAGCGGATAGGCGGGGCCGATCGGCGCCGCGGCCGCCGTCGCCGGCGTGCGCTTCCGCGGCTTGGCCTTGCGCGCCTGCTCGTGCAGGTTACGCTCGAATTCACGCGACCACTCCAGCGCCTCGCCGGCGGTCATCCAGCGGTCATCGTCGTGGCGCAGATCGATACCCTGGTGGCCTTGCTCTCGAAGCGTCTTCGATGGGGCAAAGCGCGGCCGGCCGTTGCGCCAGGCGACGTATTTGATTTTCGGATCGGGGTCTTTTGGCATTGTCTTTCCTACGCTTGACTAAAATGGAAGATCGTCAAAAGGGTCGGCCGGCTGGAGCTTTGCCGGCGCCAGGTGCTTCACCAGCTCATCATGGGGCGACAAGATCGGCATGCCGCGCGCGTCTGAAAAGTCGGTGGGGATCCCGTTGACCTTGGTGATCGAGAGGGCGCTTATGTCGTCCCTCGTGCGGGAAGCGATGCAGAGGCCTTGATACCCGACAAAGCCAGTGAAGATCGCCCAGCGCTTCGTGCCGGGGCAGCTCGTAAATGTGATCCGATCCCCGGGCTGCAGAAGGCTGCGTGCTCTGGCGACTGCCCGTCGCAACTCGTCTCGTCTGGCCTGGTCCATATGGTTCTCCAAAAAAAATGCTCGGCGGCCACGCGAAACAAAGACCGCCGAGCGAGGGCCGGATCGCCTCGTCATGAAGCTTTCCGGTGGGCGGCGGCCGAGGGGGAACGATCGGCCGCCGGGAGGTTCACTTGCGCCGCCGCCAGAAACCGGCGGGCAGGAGGATCACGGCCTGGCCGATCAGCAGGGGCACGACGCAGACAAGCCATTGCTGGATGGTCAGCGGCGGAACGTTGTCGATGAAGTCGAGCACGGCGGTCATTGCACGACCCTCAGCGCCGGCCGCCGGAAGGCCGACAGGCGGTGGATGGTGGCGCTCCGGCCGGTGACCTCCGCCGCCTGGATCAGCAGCGCCGACCGTTCGGCCCGCAGCTGGACCTGCAACTGCATCATGCGATCGAGATCGTCGCGCGCCGCGGCGTAGTCCTGCAGATCCCGAAACAGACGGTGCATCAGCTCGTCTTCGACAGAGGCGAGGCGCTGCAGCTGGGCGAAGGTGTCATCGACCGTCATTGCTGGCGCTCCTTGAGGCGCATCTCGGCCAGCTGCCCAGCGAGCGTGAGCGAGAGCGAGCGGCTGACTTCCCGCGCCAGGTGGCGCTGAACGAGCGCATCCACGAGGGACTGCGAGAAGCGATGAGGGCCGACTTCCCAGCTGTTGCGGATCTTTCGGATATGCCGGTACTGGCCGATCGCGATGACCGCCTGCTGCTGCTTGCGGGTTAGCGCCTTGTGCGGCGCAATCGCGGCGGGGTTTTCACTGGCGGATGTGATCATGGCCGGGCAAGCTCCCTTGTCCGCTCCATATGCTTGATCAAGTCGGCCTCGACCTGGGAGATCAAAGCCTTCTTAAGGATCTGGTCGCCGGCGGGCGGGCTCACTTGGGCGGCGACGCTGCCGATCGTCTGGATGAAAAGCATCGACATGCCCTGCACCACCAACAAGGGGTCGCCACCCGGGCGGCGAACCTCGTCGTTGACCCAGTCACTCAGCTGCTCGATCCAGCCGCTGACGGTGCCGCGGGCGACGATGCGCGTGAGGGCATGTTCGCAGGTCAAGGCGTCGGCGATGTCGAGGCCGGTGTGAAGGACCTTGTTCATGCCCGGCCCTCCATCTGCTCGACCCGTTCGATGGGGTAACGAAGCGACCGGGCGTGTCCGGTCTCCATCGACAGGGCGAGATCTTCGGTGAAGGTGAGGCAGTCGCCGGCGTCGTGCGGCTCGCGCAAGTTGACGTAGTGCCTGCCATCCGCCCAGGCCCATGCCTGGAAGGGGCCGGCGTCGACGACCTTTCCGACGCCGGCCCCGTTGTCTTCGACGTCCCAAAAGAGGAAGTCCTGGCCGTGGTCTTCGAAGTGGAAACGGATCATGCCGCGTTCCTCGCGACGTACTTGTCCTCGAGGCGCGAGCGGTCGGCGCCGACGCGCAGGGAGGCAACGGTGCGGCCGAGCGCTTCGGCTTCGGCCTTGGCCTTCCTGTCGGCGTAGGTCTCATGCCAGCGCAGGACAGCGGCGCGGTTGAAGCGGCCGCCCGGGACCGGACGCGGCAAAGCCTCTTCCGTGATCAGCCGGCGCTTGTAGCGTGCGAATGTCTGCAGGGTATAGCCAAGCAGATCGGCGACGTCCTGCGCCGTCATCCATGGCTGGGGTTCGTTCTGAGGGATCATGTTTCGCGTTCTCCCGTTGAGGTGATTTGCATCACGGAAAAACGATAAGCGAAAATGCTTATTACAGCAAGCATGATTTGCAGGAGCGCAAATACGTGCTGATGATCCTTCGCGCCGCACAATGCAGAGTACCGCTGATTTGTAGCGTTACGCAGTTCACTGCGGGGGTGCACGGCGTAGCGTTACGCAGTTCACTGCGCACGCCAAGGGCGTAGCGTTACGTGGTTCAGTGTGGGGGGTTATGGCGTAGCGTTACGCAGTTCACTGCGATGCGCGCGTTTGCGACAGTCAGTGCTGAGCGCGGATCGTGCCGACGGATACGCCGGAGATTATCACGCGCACATCGTCGACATGCTCGGGCCGTCCTGGGCCGAGGCGCATGGAATGCGTCGTGACAAACGGCGTCTGGTAGAGGCGCAGAAGATTGTCACTGGTGTTGGAGTTGAAGTCCTTCACCTCAACGAGCACAACATCGCCTGGCTTGGCGCGGGCGCTGCGGTCGATGATGACGATGTCGCCGGGCATAACGCCTATGCCGTCCAATGCGGCGCCCTTCATTACCCAGGGCTCAATACCGTTTTTGCCGGACAAGGCAGCGGTAACGGCTGCCTCGATCCACGACGGCCATTCTGTATTGTCCTGGCGGAGCGGGATGGTGTCGGGTTCGGCTGTACCCGGCCGTGCGCCGCCCGGCATCTGTAACGGGCGAAAGCCGGAGTAGTGGGCGACCTTCTCGATGCTGCTCTGGTTGATCCCGACGCTATTCGATTGGTCGTTCAGGTAGCGGGTCAGCGTCGAGGCGGCCATGCCAGAATTCAAGGCGAGCTGCGACGGCGACAGGTTCATGTGTCGTGCAATCGCTCGAAGCCATTCTTTTGTTTCGCGCTGATCTGTCGCCATACGCGAAACATTAATGTGTGGAAGTGCTAACGCAGTCACAAAAAAGCACCTTGCCAAATAAGCAAATTCGCTTATCCCATTAAGCAAATCAGTTGACAAGGTGATTTGCCATGTTCCCACAGATCGAGGCCAAGCGTGCTGCCGCAGGCATCCTGCAGAAGGATCTCTGCGAGCGGGCGAATGTCCACGAGACAACGTACACGGCCCGCAAAAGCAACCGCCGCTCGCTGAGTGAGACGACGCTCAAGAAGCTTGAGGTCGCCCTCGATGAAATGATCGACGAGCGCCGAGCAGAGCTTGCCAAGATTGGCGGTGCGCCATGAGCCGGATCGCTGCCATCGCCTACAGCTGCGAGGTCGATCGCGATCCCGTGCGCAACACCGCCAACCACCAAGGCATGGTCGACACGCTCAATGCGCTGATCGCCGACGACGGCTGGCCGGGTGTCGACGTGGTGAGCCTCTTCACCAGCAAGGCCGGGACGATCATCGAGATCGCGCCGGGCGCGGCGACGCTTTCGCTCGAGCTGCTGCGCGGCATCAAGGCCGGCGGCGGGCGTCGACCGGCGCGCGAGGAACCTGTTTTCGATGGCGACCAGGGGAGATTGGTCTGATGCAGCAGCCTGTGAACATGGATATCGGCCAGGCGCCGGATCTCGAATGGGTGGCGCTGGAGAGCATCCACGTCGACACCAGTTATCAGCGCCCCTTGAAGCCGCGGCGTGTGGCGCAGATCCTGCGGGATTTTGCCTGGTCGCAGTTCGGGGCGCTTATGCTCGTTCGGCAGGAGGATGGGCGCTTCACCGTCTACGACGGACAGCACCGCTATGAAGCGGCGCGTCAACATCCCGCGATCGACAGCGTGCCGGCGGTGATCGTCACGCTCGCGCAATCCTTCGAGGAGGCGCAAAGCTTCCTGGGCGTCAACATCAACCGCTCGTCGATCAGCACGGTCGAAAAATACTGGGCCGGCATCGAGGCCGGCGACGAAATGATGATGCGGATCTGCAGCGTGCTCGAGGACGCCGGGTGCGAGGTGGTTCCGGCCGGGACGAAATCGCCGGCGCCGAACCGCACCAGCTCGATCAGCGCGATCGAGCGGGCCATCCGCTCCTATGGCGATGCTGCCGTGACGCTTGCCTGCAGGACGCTTCGCGAGGCTTGGTCAAAGGACAATGGCGCGCTCAACGGGGTGATGATCCAGGCGCTGGCCCGGCTCTACCGCAACAACAAGCGCGCGATCGACGCAGATCGCATGATCCTCAAGCTGAAAAGCAAGGATCGCAGGATCCTGACGGCGGATGCGGAGGCACTCCGCAAGATGGGCGGCGGTGATGCGCCGCTCGCAGTGACCAAGGCGCTCGTCGAGATCTACAACAAGCAGCTCCAGCAAAACCACATCACCATCGGGGTCAAGACTGATGGCTGAGAACTCCGGCATTTCCTGGACACGGCACACCTGGAACCCCTGGATCGGGTGCACGAAGATCTCGCCGGCCTGCGACGGCTGCTATGCCGAGGCCCTGATGGACGGACGGTTCGGCAAGGTGCGCTGGGGGCAGGAGCGCAAGCGCACCGGCGATCATACGTGGAATGACCCTTTGCGCTGGCAGCGCCAAGCGGAGCGGGATGGCGACAGGCCGTTCGTGTTCTGCGCCAGCCTCGCCGATGTCTTCGACAACCAGGTGCCGCCGGAATGGCGCGCCGATGCTTTCGACGTGATGCGGCGGACGCCGCGCCTGGTCTACCTGCTGCTGACGAAGCGGCCGCAGAACATCGTGAAGCTGGCGGACGCCGCCGGCGGGCTGCCGGCAAACGTGGCGCTCGGCACGACAGTCGAGGATCAGAAGCGGGCGGATATCAATCTGGCCGCCCTTGAGGTCGCCAGGATCGAGCTGCAGCCGCTGTTTACCTTCGGCTCTTTCGAGCCGTTGCTCGGGCCCGTCATCATACCGACAGGGCTGATGCCCGGGTGGGTCATCACCGGCGGCGAGACGGACCAGGGCACACACAGCGCGCGTCCGACGCATCCCGACTGGTTCCGTTCCCTTCGCGACCAGGCTGTGGCGGCGGGCGTGCCCTTTCACCACAAGCAGAACGGCGAGTGGGTGTCGGTCTCCGAAGTCGCGGGGCCTGGTCAGCATTTCACGTTTGAGGACGGCGCCACCGTGCGGCGGGTCGGCAAGAAGCTTTCGGGCCGGACGCTCGACCATGTCGAGCACGACGCGTTTCCGCAGGTGCCGGCATGACGAACGAACTGCTGCCAATCATTGCCGAGCTGGCCGAAGCGCGAAGCAATGTCGAGCGGGCGCGATGGCTGCTGGCGTGCCCGATCGCGATCCTGCGCCGCTACGACATGACCATCCGCAACCGTCTGATGCTGGCCGGATTTCATGTCGGCATCGACTACCTCGAGACGATCATCGTCGGGCAGAGCGCGACGCGTGATCCGGCGTCGGGGCTGCCGGCGGCGGCGACGATCGAGATGCTTCTGCTTGCCGGCCGCGAGCTGATGGACTGGGCAGAGGCCCAGGACGCAGCGCGCCGGTGGCCGAAGGCTGACCCGACAGAGCTTTAGACCAATTTGACCACGCCGATTTGTATTGCGTTCGGCCTGTTTTGCAGGGCTGGAAATGAATTGCATTGCCGACATAGACACCGCGATCGCCGAGGCAGGGTTTGCCGAGGACGCCGTCATGCGTATGGCGAAGATGGCGCCTCGCCACCTCTACATGATCCGCACCGGCATGCGTCCGCTGCGTCCGCATACCATCCAGCGCATTCGCCTGGCGCTCTCCGAGTTGAAGCGCGTTCATCGGCTTTCTGAGCTTGAGAAGGGAACCGACGGAAAGACGCCGTGGGAAAGCCGGGCGGCCGCGCAGTATCGGCTCTGCATTTCTTTCGTCGCGCAGACGGCCAACGTGCTGCCGCGCTTCATCCTCGATGCCGATCCCGGCCGGCGGGCGACGGCGGATCCGCAATGGCTGCGCGCCGCCAGGCTGCGCCGGATCGCCCTCTACATTGCCAGCCAATATCTCAACATCCCGCAAGCCGACATCGCCCGCGCCGCCTCGATGAGCAAGGCGAATGTGTGCAAGGCCCTGCAGGACCTGGAAGAGCTTCGCGACACCGACGCGGAAATCGCGCGGATCCTCGCGGCAGTCGAGGGGGCGTTCGAAGGATGAACTGGGCGGATTATCAGGTCGGCCGGCGGGTCGTTTGTTTGGTGGATCACACCGGTTGGCGCAACGCAGCCAGCGTGCTGCCGGCTAAAGGCAGGATCTACACGATCCGCGCCGCGCTTGTCGGGCACAACAGCGCCGGCGAGGAGAAGCTTGGCCTCCTTTTTCAGGAATTCGTTTCGCATCGCATCGGGCTCTTCGCGATCGAGGGCGGCGAGTGGGCGTTTGCCGCAACGGATTTTCGCCCCCTCGACGAGCGCCGCCTCGACCAGTTCCGCCAGCTGCTGACGCCGGCGCCGACGGTGAGGGCGCCGGCATGACCCTGCAGAGCGATCTTCCGGAAATCAAACAGGGCCTCAAGGATCGGATCGACGCTGTCTGCCTGCGGCTTTTGCCGGACGGCCGGCGCATGGGGCGGCTTTGGGTGTCCAACAATCCGGTGACCGGCGATTATCGCCAGACGCCGGAATTCAAGGTGGCGCTGACGCGCGACGTGGGCGCCTGGAAGGACTGGCGCACGGGCGACAAGGGCGACGTGATCAAGCTCGTCCAGTACCTGACCTGCGGCGGCGACATGACGAGCCGCGACAGCTTCAAGGCTGCGATGGACTGGGCGCGCGACTTTCTCGGCCTGCGCACCATGACCTATGCGCAGCGCCGGCAGATGAGCGACCGGGCGCAGGAGGCGCGGCGCGAGGCCGAGCAGCGGGAAGCGGCCGAGCGGGTCGCCCGCATGCTGAAAGCCGAGAAGCTTTTCCACCGCGGCTACCAGGACGGCGCGGCCAGCACGGCCGAGGCCTTTGCCCGTCGCTACTTCGCCGCCCGGGGCATCCCCTTCGAGGTCTGGCCGAACCGGGACCTGGCGACGTTCCGCTTTACGGAAGCGCAGGAGTTTTGGGCGCGCGCGCAGTACCGGCACGAGAACGGCCGGCGCGTCAAGATCGCCGACGGGCCGAGCTTCCCCTGCATCTACGCCGCCGGCCGTCTGCCGACTGGGCAGATCTCGGCCGTGCACATGACGTTCCTCGACCCGATGGGGCCGCGCAAGCTGCCGATCGGCGATCCGAAGGCGGAAAGCTCCAAGGTGATGTTCGGGCCCTGGGAGGGTGGCGCGGTCATTCGCCTGACCCACGGCCCTGAAGGCGAACCGCCGGAAACGGCGCGCCAGGCGCATCCGCTCATCATGGGCGAAGGCATCGAGACCACGGCCTCGATGGCGCGCACCGCGCCGGAAGCGCGCGCCTGGGCGGCCGGCAGCCTGGCCAACATGCTCAACGCCCCCGTGTGGCTGCCCTGCGTCTCCTCGATCGTGCTGCTGAAGGATCACTTCAAGCACAAGACCACCGAAAAACAGTTCGACCAAGTCTGCGAGGCGATGGACCGCAGCGGCAAGCCGTGGATCGCGGTGGATAGCATCATGGGTAACGATTTCAACGATTTGATACAGGAGGTTTGAGTGGTGGATGCACCTGAAACGCACGCCGCGACGTTTCGCGGCACGGATGAACAGCTTGTGAATGCGTTGCGGGAAACAGGCAGTCGTCTGTCTGGTGTGAAGGCCGCCATCTGTGCCGCGGCGGCAGACAGGCTGCACAGCTTCATCACGACCGCCAAGCCTCAGCTCTTCGGACCTTACGCCCACCTCAATGGCCCGCGCGCCTTGCCCGAAGATAGCTGGGAGGTCGAAGACGATCCGATCGAGAATAGGGAAGAGTACTTCTCGATCCCGCTGTTCGCCCAGGTGGACGTGACGTTTCCCGTGACCCATGGCGCTCCTGATGCTGAAGCCTATCGCGCCTACGCCGACGAACTTCGCGAGGACGCCACAGATCCGAAGGACGTCGATCATGACTGAGATCAAGGTCACAAATCCTGCAACTATTAGCCGGTTTGTTCAGTCGCTCGCGGAACACGGCGTCAAGCTGCCCTTGGTGCAGTGCCCCGATGATGCCGGTACACTCCTCGATGCAGACGAGGTCCCGGTTCTTGTCGTCGATGTAAACCGCGAGAGGTCCGACGAGGACGTCGCGTGGATCGTTGGCATGATCCAGGTGGCCGTCAATACCTGCGGCGGCTTTACGGCTTCTATCGTTCCCGCTGAAGACACATGCCCGATCTGCGCCGAAGCGCTTGCCGATGACGATATCTGCGCGACGGATATCGAGATGGGCATATGCCATGCAGCCTGCCTTGAGGGTTCGCCCACGGTCGATCTTGAAACCGGCGAACCGGTAGACGGACCGATTGACACCTACCGCTATGGCGACACCGCACCAACGACGGGCAGCGACCATGAGTAAGGCAATCGAAGACGTAATGGCCGAACGCCGCCGCCAGATCGAGGTCGAGGGCTGGACGCCAGAGCACGACGACGCGCACGGGAAAGGCGAATTGCTGCTCGCTGCAAAGGCCTACTTCGCGCACGCGACAGACCGCGCGCTATCTCTGCCGAGTGGCGAACGTGAAGGTATTCCGTTTGGATGGCCGTGGGACAAAAAGTGGTGGAAACCGAAGTCACCAAGGCACGATCTTGTCCGCGCCGGCGCCCTTGCGCTGGCTGAAATAGAGCGCGTCAAGCGCCTCTACGTTAAGCGGGCCGAGCATCGCTATGTGGACGCCGAGGCCCACTACACCCTCATCATTGCCGAGATCGAGCGCATCGACCGTGCGGCCGCCAGCAAACCAAAGGGAGCCCGCTCATGAGCGGCGACTACGATCCCTTGTCCGTGCGCAAGCCGGTGCCGCCGGCGGCTGCCGAAAAACCTCCGGTCAAGAACGACACTGCCGCCGAGCTGCGGCAGTTCATTGAGCGTGTCGAGCGCCTGCATGAGGAGCGCCGGACGATCGATGACGACGTGAAGGACATTTACGGCGAGGCACGCGGGCGCGGCTACGACGTCAAAACCATGAAACGGGTCATCGCCGCCAGGCGTAAGGACCGGAACGAACGGCTCGAGGAGGATCACCTCTTCGAAACCTACATGCGCGCGCTCGGCGAGCATGGCTCACCCAGAGGAGAAGACTGACATGGCGAAGAGAAGGAAACAGCATGAAGCGAAAGCTCCAGACGTTGTCGCGGATCCGGTGCAGCCGGCAGTTCCGGCGGAACATGATGAACCGGCGGCTGCGGCGCTGGTGGCGGGCGACAGTGGTGATGCCGCTGGCGCAGCTGGGGGAGAACACCCGGGCGAACCGCCGGCAGAGGCTGGCGCGGCTGACGGCGCTGCCGTGGTCGACGGCGCCGACGGCGCGGACGCCGAAACCGAAACCGAAGCGGCGGAAGGTGTGGCACCGACGCCGGTACACCAGAGCGGAGGGGTGAGCGATGACGCGGGCGAGCAGGATCAATCCCCGTCTGAGGTATCGGGAGAGCAAGCCGCTCCCGAAGATGCTGGCGCCGGCGGAGCCGATACCGCTGGCCAAGAGCCCGGCGCAACTGGTGTTGAAGCATCTGGAGGTTCTGCAGAAGGAAGTGGCGAGGATCACGGGGGTTCCGGCATCGATGCTCAAACGCTGAACGACAGCGATGGCAGCGCTGACGGCGCGGCGCCGGTGCCGGCAGGTCCGGAGACGCTCGATCGCGTCGCGCTCTGCGGCGCGATCGGGGCCTACCAGGAAGCGTTCATGCATGGCGCCTGGCTCGAGCATGCCGTGAACGGTTCCGAGCTTGTCGACCAGCAACTGCCCGATGCCGTGTTCGACGACATGGCGGCTTTCGTTCGCCAGATCGGCGAGCGGGCGACGCCGGACGTTCTCGCGCAGCAGCTCGTCATCAAAAAGCATCGTGCCTCGCCGGAGATCTCGGAGCCGGAGCGGATCGCCTTCACTGCCTTTGCCGGCGTGCTGCTGGCGCTCGACCGGTTCGTCGCCGGCGAGTTCGCCCGCAAAGAGCAGGAGAAGGCGGTGGCGGATCCGCCGCCGGCCGTGCCGATCGAGGACACGACGATCGAACTCGTCGATGCGCCGCTGGCGACATGGGGAGGGCGCGGCTGATGGTGAAGGTTGTTCCCCGGCCCATCGTCTTCGAGGCCGTCCTCGCCGGCGACGTGATGCGGCGGCCGGCCGACGAATGGTCCGGCGTGCCGAATGCGATCCACCTGGCATACAAGCGTGGCCGTCTGCGGCTCCGTCCTGGTGTGATCGAGATCGAGACGATGGCGGGCCGTCGCCTCGATGCGGAGGCGGCCGACTGGCTGCTCTGTGCCGATAACGGCGACGTGGCGGCGGTCTCTCCCGAAGTGTTTGCCGAGCGCTACCAGGCGCTCGGCGAGGCGCTGCTCGATAAGGTCGGGGTAGAGCAATGACGCCGGCGATCGAGCAGCTATCGCAATTTGTCCATGGCCCTGTTTGGGACGGCAACCTGATTGGCAAGGGCGAGCGTGATCGCCTCGTCGAAGCGGGCTTCGTAGAGAGGGTATCGGGCTGGAACTTCCTGTCGTCGCAGGGTGTGGCTTTGTGCGTGACGCTCAGGCTTCTGGCTGCCGACGGGCCATTCGATCCCAAGCGTTCCATACGCGACTACATGGCCTGACCCATGCCGTCGCGCACAGCGCGGCGGCGATCGCCGTCGGCAATCCCGCCGGCGGCCAATGAGGAGAGACCGATGAAAGACGAGCAGGCCATTGAACAGGAAATTCAGGCGAAGGGGCTCAATGCGCCGCGGCTGACGCCTGCGGACATCGATGCGGCAATCGCGCGTGAAGATTATTACGTCTTCCCCGGCACGACGCTGACCGTCTGCTGCCTGACATTGCAGAACGGTTTTTGCGTGACCGGCGAAAGCGCGGCCGCCAGCCCGGAGAATTTCGACCAGGCCATCGGCCGCAAGATCGCCCGGGAGAACGCGCGCAACAAGATCTGGCCGCTCGAGGGCTATCTGTTGCGCCAGGCGCTCCATGACGCGAAGCACCCGGGCGCCGGCGGCAAGTACCAGATTTGACCCATGCCCGCCGCGCTGGCGACGGCGCGGCGGTCTATACCTCTGATGATGCGGGCGGACATGACTGCGAGAAAACCAAAAGTACAAGGCGGCGTGAAAGCTGTCCGCGCGACCTTCCTGGATGCGATGCAGGCGCTGCAGGAGGTGAAGGGCTTCGACGATCCGGATCCCAACCTCGCGCGCAACGGCATCAAGCCCGGCCAGTGGCCCGGCGCCCCGCATGACAGCATGCCGCCCGACTGCCCGGTGACCGTGCTCGGCAAGAAGGGCGAGACCGTCTACGTCATCGACGCGATCGGGGAAATGCAGGCGGTAACCCGCTGGGACCTTCCGACGCTGGCGCGTCTCTTCGCCCCGCACCTCAACTATCTCATGTGGGCCTGGCCGGCCTTCGGCAAGAGCGAGGGCACCAACGCCGACGGTGAACCGCTGCCGCCGAAGGTGAAGCGCATCGAGCGCGACAAGGCCGCGATGGCGCTGATCAACGAGGCCGGCCGCAAGGGGCTGTTCGATCCGCAGCAGAACGTGCGCGGCCGCGGCGGCTGGAAGGCGCAGGACAAGTTCATCTGGCATTCCGGCAAGTACCTGTTTTCGGTCGACGTGAAGCTTAACCACGAGAACCGAGCAACCGGCTGGGAACTCAAGGTCGCCAAGCCCGGCGAGTATGACGGCTATTTCTACGCCCAGGACGCGGACACCCTTCGCCCCTGGCAGGAGCCGATCGGCGTCTATGACAGTCCCGCGCATCAGCTGCTGCAGGACCTGCAGAGCTGGAACTGGGAGCGGCCCTATATCGACCCCATCTTTCTGCTCGGCTGGATCGGCTCCTCGCTGCTCGGCGGCGCGCTCGAGGTGCGGCCGATCGTCTTCACCACGGGCGGCGCCGGCGTCGGCAAGTCCACGCTGCACAACATCATCCGCGCGCTGTTCGGCAACGTTCTCTATACGACGGCCAACACGACGGCCGCCGGCATCTACCAGAACCTGAAACAGGACAGCCGGCCGGTGGCCGTCGACGAATTCGAGCGCAAGGCGCATTCCTCGAAAGAGGGGCAGATCGTCGAGCTGGCGCGCCAGAGCTATTCCGGCGCCAAGGGCTATCGCGGCGGCGCGAACGGGGAGGGCACGGAATTCGAGCTGCGCTCGAGCTTCATGTTCTCGGCCATCATGCCGCCGGTGCTGGGCGTGCAGGACCGCACGCGCATGATCATCCTCAACCTGAACACGCTCGACAAAAAGAAGACGACGACGCAGCCGGTGATTTCCGACACGGCCGGCCGGATGATCCTGCGCCAGCTGATGGACGGGTTTCACGATTTCTATTGGCACATCCTGCCGAAGTGGCGACAGATCCTTTCGGATCCGCGCCTGCCGTTCGATGCGCGCGCGATCGACACCTATGGCACGGTGCTGGCCTGCGCCGAGCTGCTCGTCGGCGAGCAGGGGATGATCGACGCCGGCCTGCCGCAGGACCCGGTGGCGCGGACGGGCGGCGAATGCAGGCTCGACATCGATCACCTGGTCGAGATCCTCGAGCACGCCACGGCGGCCGAGCGTGGCGACCAGGTGCCGAAGTGGCAAGAGGTCCTGGAGAAGATCCTGGGCGCCAAGCTCGACAGCTACAAGGGCGGCGACAAGCTGACCGTCGGCGGCGTCATCGAGCAGCTCGAGGCTGGCAACGATTGGATGCAGCTGTCGGAAGCCCGCGCCCGCCTGGCGCTGATGGGCCTCGGCCTGCGAGACAAGGGCGACCCGGCCGAGGGCTACACGCTGGCGATCCCGATCAACGACGACAACCTCGATCGGCTGTTCGGGGATAGCGACTATCTGCGCGGCGGCTGGACCATGGCGCTGAAACAGGCGCCCGAGGGCGTGGTGCTGCGTCGGCCGGACAAGCAGACGGTGAAGATCAACCGGCTTTCCAAGAAGGTGACCTTGGTGGACCTCAAGGGGTTTGATAAGTGGGTGGGTGAGTGATGGACATGGTCCGTTACTCGCTCGCCTGGCGTCGTCCGGACCTGCCGCCGCCTGGGCCGCGTATCCTCCTCGCGATGCTTGTGCCTCGAGGCGCGCGATGCCCGCCCGAGATCGAGGCGGCGTGGAAGCCTGGTGCCGGATACGCGATCTGCTGGGAGCTGGTGACGCAGCGGCCCATACGCCGCTGGAGCCGGGAGGCGAAGGCCAAAGCGCGCATCCGCAATCTGCGCCAGCGGATGGAGCGGCGCTATCCGCTGTTCGCCGAAACGTTCATCCAGGAAGAGCTGGAACGTCGACCTGGCTATTACGCGGCCGAGGAGGGCGCGCGGTAGCCTGACGGCCACGGCGGCCCCATACGAGCCCGCTGGAGCGATCCGGCGGGCTTTCTGCATCTTCCCTTGCCCGCGCCCCGCTGCTAGCGTCCAGCCACGGTTGGGGAGGGCAGCAATGGACTTGTTAAGAGCACTGATAGAGATGCCCGCCTGGCTGCTTGGCCGCCTGCTGGGAGAGCTGCTGCACCTGGGCGCAATGATCGGGTGCTTGGCGGCTGGCGTCTACGCCGGCGTATGGGTTTATGGCCTCGTCCGCACTCCAATCGTCAACTGGGTCGCCTCGATCGTCGTCGGATGCTGGCTTGTCCTGGTGTTGTATCGCGCGGAGACGTGGACCGCTGCAACATGGATCCAGGCGGCTGAGCGGCGCGACACCAGCGACTATTGATCTCCCACACCCTGTTCTAATTCCGACATTTCCCCCGCCCTGATTGCCGTCGCAGTTAACTCTCTTTCCCCCGCCCCTGGCTTCAGAAAAGCGGAGCCCGCGCCGCGCCGAGCGAGCCGGGCGGAGCCACGCGACATCCCAAGGAACGCGTGAGGCCGCCCGGCCACGCGATGCCGGTGGAGATCAGGCGCGGGCACTTAACGCGGCGGGAAGCGTGCGCAGGATGGCGGCGAGGGCGAGTGCTTCGCCTTCCGGGTGAGGGTGGTTACCACCGGTCACCGGACGGTTACTACGGCGGTAACCGCGATCAATCAAGGAAATCAGGGGCTTGCGCAGACGGTTACCGGGTTACCGAATTAATGGGGTTTTTCACGCGCGCGCGCGTGGATACGCGTGAAGAGAAATAGAGGTAACCGGTAACCGAGAGGTATAAATTCCTGATTTTATTGGAGATATGCGGTTAGCGAATGGGTCGCCTCCGGTTACCGGCGGTAACTCGAATAAAGAAATAGGGAAATAGCGGCGATGGCGGCAGACGACGCAAATCAGGGGCTTCAAGTGGCACACACGCCGGCCGAAAATTCCGGCGCGGCGGCGATCGAGGCCGATCCGGACCGGGCGGCGAAGGTCGGCGCGACCAGGGCGATCGCCGAAAGCGCCATGGCCAGCCTCGCCCAGGAGCTGCTACCGGCCGCCGACGATCCCGAGCAGCATTCTCTCATGCTCGATGAGATCGATGAGCAGCAGTCGCTTTTCGCCGGCCCGGTGCGGCATGTGGCGGAAACAATCTCGGCCGCGCGGAACGGGCGCGGGAGGCCGAAGGGCAGCCAGAACAAGGCAAGCCGCGAATTCGCCGAGACGCTGATGCGCATGGGATACCGCCATCCCGGCCTCAACCTCGCCGCCCTGGCGAACGCGGACCCGGTGCGCCTGGCTCTGGAGATCGCCGGGCAGACGGTCGAGGCGGGCGACCCTGCCGCGCAGCTGGTGAAGCTCGCGAAAGAGGGCAAGCTCGACGGCGTGGCCGCCCTGGTGACGAAAGCGCACGAGCTGGTGCTGAAAGCCAATGCCGAGTTGATGCCGTATTTCGAGAGCAAGCGGGCGCAGGAACTCAAGGTGAGCAAGCACGTCCTGGGCGTGATGATGATCGGAGATATGCAGGTCGAGCGGCCCGACGATGGCGGCGTGATGGACCTGACCAAGGCCGAGAAGCCAACCTAATGAAATCAATCGGTTAGCCGTGAGACATTCGCGCCGCAAGTCTCACGGCGCGTAACGTATTGAAATCGTTGATAGCTGGCCTGATCAAAGATTAGTGGCAGGTTTCGGCTCCGGCCTCGCGCGCGCGGGAAAACGGCTGGCGTGTCGCCGCCCCCGGGGGTGCCTCACGCGGGCGGGCGCTCGCGCGCGAGGCGGCGACTTCAAAACTCGCGCGCGCCCTGCCCCTACTGGGGGTCGGTTGTCACACACACCGGCCATTCGGCTTTGCCCGACTGAACAGCTGGCGGCGCGGACTAATCTCGATCCCTGGCGGAGTGGGCGCGGGCGCGCGGGGCTCCGGGTTTGCAAAGGGTCAAGGGTCATGGGAATTGATATCCAGCGCTATATGCCGCCGGGGCCGATAGGCGCGGCATTCATCCAGTCACGCGGGCCGATCGACGCGATCATGGGGCCCGGCGGATCCGGCAAGACGGTTTGTTCGGTGATCAAGGGGCCGATGCACGCCGCGAACTACCTACCGGTCTGCAAGGATGGCTGGGTGCGGGTCAAGACGCTCTGCGTTCGCGATACCTACCGCAGCTTCGCGCGCACCGCGCTCGCCAGCTGGTACAACACGTTCCCCGAAAAGCACGCCTGGACGGAAAGCCATGAGGGCGGGCAGGATCGGCCAGTGGTGCACAAGATCTGCTGGGAGGCCTTTCGCGGGCCTGACAAGGTGAAGATCGAATACGTCATGGAGACCGGTGCGATCGGCGACAATGACCTCGAGGCATTCGCCAAGGGCTACGAAATCTCGATGGCCTGGTGCAACGAGTATGACCTGATGCCGGAAAACACGATGCCGGTCTTTTTCCAGCGTTGCGGCCGCTATCCGCCCGTCGAGCAAATCGCGCCTTCCGAGCTGGAGCGGGTCTCGCGCGACGGCCGCGCGGCCATGCGCATGATGGGGCTCGAGGTCGACGAAACCGAGCCGGTGCTACCGCGCATCGTGTGGGGCGACATGAACCCGCCCGACGTCGATCACCCTGCCTACAAGACGCCGTTCGGAGAGGGCTCGAAGCCCGGCGGGATCTACAAGAACGTCACACCTGGCTGGAACGGCTTCTGGCAGCCGGGCGGCCTCACGCCCAACGCCGAGAACCGCGTCGGCAAGCCACGATCGTCCTACGAGCTCGAGGCGGCCACGACGAAAGACAAACGCCTGGTGCTGCGCATGGTGCACTCGCGCCCGGCCTACGCCAAGGATGGCACGCCGGTCTATGAGGATTACTTCAATCCGGAGATCCACCGCGCAGACGAGGCGCTGACAGCGGTGCCGCAGCTGGGGCTGACGATCGGCATCGATGCCGGCGGCTCCCCGGCCGCGACGATCGGCCAGCAGATGCCGAGCGGCCAGAACCGGCTGCTGGCGGAACTGGTGGCTGCGCCTGGCACGGGGCCGACACGGTTCGGGCAGGCAATGCTGGCCCTGCTGATGACCCGCTTTCCGGGCATCCCGATCATCGGCGCCTGGGGCGATCCATCGGCCTGGTACGGTGCCGACACCAATACCGGCGAATTTCACTGGATGAACACGCTGTCGGCGACGGTCGGCTTTCCGATCTCGCCGGCGCCGTCGAACGAGCCCGGGATCCGCCAGGAGGCGGTGAAGCACTATCTCGGCCTGATGATCGACGGTCATACGCCCGGATATCTCGTCGACCCAGCGTGCAAGTTCATCCTTGGCGGCTTTGAGGCACACTACAAGTTCTCGAAAAAGACCTCGACGAGCGAGACCGACAAGCTCGATGTGGTGAAGAACGAATATTCGCACCCACACGATGGCGAGCAGTATCGCTGCCTTGGTATGCTCGGCCTCGCTAACCTCGTCACCCAGTCGGCGCAGTCGGTTCGGCCGGCGAACGTGACCAGCCTGCAGGCGGCGCGCCAGCAGCGGCAGATCGAGCAGCAGGGCGGACGCGGAAATTTCAACGTATGGGACGTTTGACGTTCAAGACGCCGGCGGACTGGAGCGACTGCCTCACGTGCGCGGGCGGGCGGGCGCTCGCGCGCAAGGCCGCAATCTGGCAGCGGTCGAACGGCGAAACGATCTCGTTCCATGCCGGCGAGGAGCTGCTAGCGGTCTCATACCTCGTGCCTCGCGATGACGGGTCGCGGGAGTTCTGCCTCTCGATCCGGACGGCGGCCCGCCCGTACATGCGCCAGCTCTGCCGCTTTGCGCAGTCAACCCTGACAGGCCTCGCAGAGAATGGCGTCGTGGTGAACTGCCACGTCACGCCCGGCAACCGATCTGGTGAGCGCATGGCTCGCCTCTGTGGTTTTGAGCCGCGCGGCGACACGGTCTGGAGCTTCAGAGGGAAAATCGATGGGCAACATTGTCAAGGGTCTGTTCGGCGGTGGCGGGGACAATGGGGCCGCGAAAGCCGAAGCGGAGAAGAGCCGCCAGCTGCAGCAGGTGGCGAACGATCGCCAATTGGCGGAAGCGAACCGCAACACACAGGCGATCGGTGCGACCCGTCGGGCGCCGCGGGGCCGCCGTCTTTTTGAGGATGGTCCGGACACGGCAAGCTCGGTGCTGGCCTGATGGACGGTGATTTCAACGTCGACGTCGCCAGGTTGAAACGGCGGACCGATGACACCTGGGGTGCCCGCTCCGGATGGAGCGCCATCTACCAGGAAGCCTATGATTACGCCCTGCCGATGCGGCGCCCCGCCGGCGGCGTGAACGGGCGGCCCCGCCAGCCCGACAAGCTTTTCGACATGACCGCGCCCATGTCGGCCATGTACTTCGCCGGCAACCTGCAGCGCGATCTCTTTCCGGCGGGCCAATCGACATTCGAGATGGAAACGGGGCCGATCGCGGCCATGCTTCTCGACACGGCGCAGCGAAAGGCCTTCGATGTCGAGTTGTCGCGGACCTCGAGCTTGATCCATCCGTTCTTTCTCGCCGGCGACTGGGATACCGCGATCCACGAAATGTGCGTGGATCTCGCCGTCGGGACCGGCGCGCTGTTGCCCGTGAAGGGTACGCCGAACAACCCCATCATGTTCTGCTGCCTGCCTTTCGACCAACTCGCGATCGACGTCGACGGCTACGGGCGCGTGACGTTCGTCGACTGGAAACAGGAGTTGCAGGCCGGGCAGATCATCGAGGCCTGGCCGAATGGGCGGTACACCGACGGCTTCAAGGAAAAGGCCAAGAACAAGCCATCTGAAGCGGTTGTCGTTCACCAGACATGGTGGAAAGACGGCCGCGAGGGGGCTGGTTGGCATTTCGGGGTGCGCCTGCAGAACGAGACTGGCCTGATCTCGCATGAGCGCTATCGGACGCAGCCGATCGCCGTGCCGCGCTACTATCGCGTCCCTGGTGAAGCGTATGGGCGCGGCGTGGTTCTGACGGCGCTTCCGACGATCAAGACGTTGAACAAGGCGCAGGAACTGGCGCTGAAGAGTGCCGCAATCTCGATGCTCGGCATCTGGGGCTATCGCGCCGGCGGCACGTTCAACCCGAACACCGTGCGCCTGGCGCCTGGCGAATTCTGGTCGATGCAGTCGACCGGCGGGATGCTCGGGCCGGATGTGCAGCGGCTTGATCCCGCCAGCGGCAATCTCAATGTCGCGCAGATGCTGATGGGCGACCTCCAGACGCAGGTGAAGAACGCCATGTTCGATACGCGTCTGCCTGATTATGAGGGCACGCCGCGCTCGGCCGGGGAGATGGCCGCTCGCCTCCAGCAGCGCGCGAACATTCACATCGGCGCGTTCGGGCGCCTGGTGAATGAGATCATGCCGGTGGTCGTGCCGCGCGCCGCCGAGATCCTGTTCGAATTCGGCATGATGCCGCAGATGCAGCAGATCGACGATCTGCTGGTTTCGGTCAAGGTGCGATCGCCAATGCAGGCGGCACTCAATGCCGACCGCATCGCCGCGATCGCCAATTATTGGGACATGATACAGGCCTTCGCCGGTCCCGAGATGGCACCGGCCTACCTCGATCGCGACAAGACAATCGACAAGATCGCCGACGGCTTCCAGATCGAGAAGGATCTGATCCCGCAGGGCGACGATCGCAAGAAGATCATCGCCGACATCGAGGAGGCCAGGCAGAAACAGCTGCAGGCCGCGATGATGGCTGAGATGGCCAAGCAGGCGCCCGGCGCCATCAAGGATATCGCCGTCGCCGACATTCGGAGGGCTGCATAAATGGCCGGACCCTTTGTGCCGGCGCGCGCCGCGCAGCCCTTCGACCTGCTCGAAAAGAGCGTCGCCGGCGGCGGTTGGGACAGCCTCGAGGAACTGTTCAAGCCAATCCTACAGGACGCGCCCTTGCAGCCCGGCGACGATATCGCCCGCTTCATGTGGGGGCTCGCGAACACGCCCGAGGGCAAGGCGATGTTCGAATGGATGATGGATATCTCCATTCGACAGCCGTTCCGGGCGGTCGGGGCGACCATCGAGCAGACGGCACTGGCGGCCGCCACCAGGCAGGGCATCAACGGTTTCGCCGAGGCGGTGCTTGCCGCGATCGCGCATGGCGAAAAGCAGGTCAGAGAAGCGCGGCAGAAATCCTGAACCCAGAATGGAGCTGGTCATGAAAAGCCTTTTGTCCAAGATCGTTTTCAACGCGCCCGAGGGCGGCGGTGGCGCGGCTTCCGCGGCCGCGGCTCCCGCTGCCGGCGCAGCTGATCCGCCGGCGCCTGGTCCCGCCGGCGGCGATGCCCCGCCGTCTCCATCGGCAGGGGATCCTCCGGCGGGCGCCGGCAACCCGCCCGCCGGAGACTTCTACCGTCCGAAGGATCTGCCAGACCATCTTGTCGGCAAAGATCAGAATGAGACGATGGACAAGCTCGTCACCGCCCTGAAGGGCTACCGCGAGCGCGACACGAACAACGAGATCCCGGAAACGCCCGACGCCTATGCGGAGTTCAAGGGCGAGGTCTCCGAGACGGTGAAGCCGCACCTCGAGACGTTGACCAAGGATCCGTTGTTCAGTCGCGTGTCCGACAAGGCGCTCGAGCTCAAGGTTTCAGTGCCTCAGTACCAGGCCCTGGTGCACGAGTTCATGTCGGTATCTGCCGAGATGGGGCTCCTCGAGCCTGTGGTCGACGAGAAGGCGGAGCGCGCGGCGCTCGTTCCGGAGGCTTCCCGCCATCTCTCGCCGGCCGAGCAGCAACAGGCCGTCGAAAAGCGCATGAACGATAACTATGCCTTCCTCGACGCCATGGTCGCCCGGGGCGCCGAAGGCGGCGGCCTGTCCAAGGATGACGCGGAGTTCGCCAAAGCGATGCTGGGCGACAGCGCCAAGGGGCATCGCTTCTTCGAATGGCTGCGTTCGGCGACCGGCGGCGGTGCCGGCGGCACGGGTCCGCGTATGGAAAGCCCGGCGCCGGGCGGGAACGATCCGCGCAAGGAACTGGCCCGTCGCGCAGCGCTTCCCGAGAACACGTGGGGCCATGCGAAGTTTGACCAGAAGAGCTACGACCAGCTGCAGGCGGACTATGCCCGCCAGATCCCGGACTGACCCACACTGAACGACACCCGCCCGGTGGCACATTCGTTGCGCTACCGGACGGGAGCGACCTGGACGACGCAGTGGCTATCCTTCACAGGACCTGCTGCAGCTCCGGCTAATCGGCCCTCACGGTGATTTCGTCCATCACTTTGACAGGGGGCTCTTATGCCTGGAATTCCGAATTGGTTTACTGAGAAGATCCGCGACCAGGTCCGCACGCGCTATAGCTCGGAAGGTGGACACCTCGACGGCACGATGATGCGCGGCGAGGGCGGTGCGGGAACGGTCAAGTTCCCGGTCGTCGGCGGCCGGATCGAGATGTACAAGCTTTCCGGCGCGATCCAGAAGGTCAAGCTGTCCGACATCAACCTCGATATGGTCACGCTGCTGACCGACGATTTCGAGGCGGCGACGACCTTCCGCTCGCAGGATGTCCGCAAGATGGGGCCGAGCCAGCAGGCGGCGCTGGCCAAAGAGATGGCGAAGGCCGTGCGCCGCAAACGCGACCGGATGAAGCTCGACGCGCTCAATGCCTTCGCCACCGGCACGTCGTCGCTGACCGACAATCCCAAGACAGTCGAGACGATCGGCGTCGGGACCGAGAAGGTCGACATCCTCGACGCGATCAACGTCTCGGATGCGATAGCCGGTGCGGGCGCCGACGAAGAAGCTTATTGGCCTATCCCGCATGTCTGGTTCTCGCAGCTCCTGATGTACAAGGAGTTTGCTAGCGCCGACTACCAGGGCAACAAGGATCTGCCGTTCGCCAGCAACGGGCGCATCAGCAAGAAGACGTTCCGCAACGTCCACATCCTGGGCATTCCCGACGAGCATTTCATCTACGGCACGGGTGCATACCAGCTCGGAACGCCCGGTTTCACGGGCACCGGTTATCTCGATACCTTCGCCTGGACGGAAAGCGCGGTCGGCTGCGAGATCGAGTGGGACCAGGAGAACATGACGATCGACCCGCTTCCGGAGATGGAAGGCACGCCGAACCTCTGCAAGGTGCAGCTGTCCGGTGCGGCCGTCGGCATTCTGCCGGAAGGCGTCAAACGCGTCCGCAAGCTGGCGATCAAGACCGCGGAGCGCATCGCCTGACCTCGAAACGGCCGGTCGGGCGGGAACGCCCGGCCTCCTCGTCCTAACCACCAAGGGAGGCCGTCATGGCTTTGGAAATCCGGGCGCTCAAGCGCTACAACACTGTCACCCTGCCGAGCAACCGGCAGGTCTCCTGGTACAACTACGCCACCAACGACACCGCGGCCGAAGTCGTCGCCGCCGGCTACTTCAACAACGCCCGCGACACGGTCAAGGTTGGCGACTGCGTCGACGCCATCATCGACGTCGATGGCACGATCGACCGCATTTCGTTCCGCTTCACGGCCGTTCCGGCCAGCGGCAACGTCACGGTTGCCTATGACGGCGACGCCGCCGGCGCCTGATCCCCGCTGCTTCGCAGTCAACGCGATGCCGTGGCCAGTAACCTGCTGGCCGCGGTTTTCTTTTTTGGGGCGGGTTCCGGCATGTCGACGATCGACAAGGCGACGATCATCAACTGGGCACTGACGGATATAGGCGCCGGGCCCATGTTCTCCGTCGATGACGACAGCGAGCTCGCCGAGCAGATCGAAAACACATGGCAGCCCGTCGTCGATCGTGTGTTCGGCATGCACGACTGGAGCTTCTCCCTCAAGACCTACAAAAACACACGCCACGCCGATATGCCCGAGAACGGCTATAGCTACGGGTTCGATCTGCCCGGTAACCGGATCGGCAACCCTCTCCTCAACATGAGCGATCCGCGATCGCGCCGGCCGTTGCGTGAGTTTACCATCGAGGAGGGGAAACTCTTCTGCGATGAAACCGACACTTGGTCCCAGGTCAAGGTTGCCGTCAATCCGGATACCTGGCCGCCGGAGTTCCGAGGCGCGTTCGTGGTCGCGCTCGGTGGCTATCTCGCTGTGCCAGTGTGGCAGGACGCGGACATGCGTGCTGACAAGCTCGTCGAGGCCTTCGGCACGCCCTCGCGCGAGGGCACCGGCGGTTTGTTCGGGCGTCTGATGGCGCAGGACAGCGCCTCACGGCCGAAGGGAAGCGGCATCGCAAACGAGGATCCGTTGACCGATGCGCGGATCTCCGGTGCTGGGCCGCTGTCCGGGCCTTGGTACGGGAGGCTCTGACCATGGCGCGTGTTTCAGGGCAGCTCAAGAGCAGCGTCAACGCCGGCCAGTTGGCGCAAAGTCTTCTCGGCAAGGTCAACCTCAAGCAGTACTATTCCGGCGCCAAGCTTATGCGGGGTGTCGAGCCAATCCCGCAATCCGGCTTTCAGCTGCTGCCGGGCTCAGCCTTTGTAGGTTCGGGAGTTTCCAGCGTCTGCAACAAGGCGGTACTCAAGGTCGACAAATGGCTTTCATACACGCTCGTCGTCTCGCCAGGCGTGGTCGAGATTTACCGGAATGATCGGGTGAAGGTGGCGACGCTGACCGGTGGTCTTCTGGGGCAGATCACCGATATTAAGGTTCCCGAGCTTTCCTTCTATGGCGAGGCGAACACTTTTGGCATTTTTCATCCGGATATCTGGCAAGGAATTCGCCTTTTCCGTAACGCGGCTGACGATACGCAGTGGGCCGTGGCTGCCTGGCCCTTCGGCCAGTTGCCTGAAGTCGATCTCGGTGGCTCGTATGTCAAGACCAGCGATGTTTGGACCGTGTATGTCCGATGGTCGAGCGGCCCGACTTCCATTCAGCTTTCCATCACCATCGATGGCAATACCACCGACGCGATCGAGGTGTTCCTATCCAATTGGGCCGCATTTCCAGCAGCAGCGGCGGCGGCTATCGCGGATTTACCGGGATTTGCGAGTGGCGTGAGCGTAACGCTCGGGGCATCCGGATCGCTCTTTCAGGCGTTTAACGTGACCTTCGGTGGGTCGTTGACCGGCTCCGAATATGATTTCAACGCGTCGGTCCTCGATACGACCAGTGCCTCGGCGTTGCCGGCACACACGACGGTCGGCAAAACGGCTGGCGAACCGCTCATCTCGGCGACCAGGGGCGGTTTCGGTGTCATGGGGCTGTTTCAGGACCGCGCGATCTATGCCGGTCCCAAGGCGAAGGGTGCAGCTATCGCCATGTCGGCGAGCGGCGAGTACTTCGACCTTGGCATCAAAAGCCAGGCTGAGGCGGCTGGGCGGCTGGAAGCGCTCCGAACCGAAAGTTCCGAGACTGTCCTGCACATCATCGACGCAACGTACCTCCTGGCATTCACCAACCAGGCGGTCTACTTCGCCAGCAACCGCACTGTGAAGCGGAACGAGCCGTTGAACTGGGTTCGTGCGATCGAGATCGGCAGTAAGAAAAGCTGCCGGCCCATCACGCTCGAGGGGCGCGTCTATTTTGTGTCTGATGATGGCGGTCGCCTCTATTCGGCGGCGTATGATGCTGTCTCCGAAATGTTTCAGCCGACGCCCGAGAACGACCTGAATGGCGGGCCGGAAGATCTCGTGACCAACATCAAGATGATGGCAGTCCAGAAGAAAACGGCGGAAATGATTTCCGACCGGCTCTGGATCGTTCGCGAGGACGGCCGGCTGGTCTGCTGCGTGATCAACAAGACGCAGGAGATCATGGCGGCCGTGGAATGGCCGGTGTTCGGCGGTGGCCTTGTGCATGCCCTGGCTGTGGATGGACAGGGGCAGGTATGGCTCACGGTCGAGCGAAACGGGGTTGTTTCGGAAGAAATCCTCGAGGAGGAGAAGCATAACCTCTTCCAGCACGCGTTTGTCATCACCACCGATCTCACGGGGCAGGCTTCAGGGCTGGCCCTTCTGAACGGCAAGACGGTTTGGGCGACCATCGAAAACGACGTCTACGGCCCGTTCAGCGTGGCGGGTGGTGTCATACAGACGGGGGTTCCATCCAAGGGTGCAAAGATCGGCCTGTGGGCGGCGCCTTGGTATGAGAGCATGCCTTATGTGCGTGTACTGCCCAACGATGACATTGTGCGCCGGCCGGGCAAAGTGGGGTCGGCGCGGCTTTATCTCAGGGGAACGGCTAGCATTGCGATCGGCGCTAACGGCCGGCCGCCGCGCGACGTTCCGCTCAACCGCTCTAGCGACGATCTTTCCCAGCCGAAGCAGAATTTCACGGGCCACGTCAACATTGCCGGTCTTATCGGGGCTTGCATGGATCCGACGCTCGTCATCAGCCAGGTGCGGCCGGGCCGCCTCAATGTGCGCGACTATATTCCGGGGGTGAAATTGTAATGGAATTGGCAGCAGGCTTCATGGGATCACTCTTTGGGGGTGGCGGCGCGGCGGCTGGGGCGGGTGCGGCGGCCACTGGCGCCGGCGCCGCAGCTGCCGGTGGCTTTTCCCTGTCAACTTTGCTCCAAGGGACGGCAACCGTCTTTGGCATCATGTCGTCCCTCAATGCGGGAAAGGCAGATGCGGAGGGTTATGAGCTTGCGGCTCAGGATGCCGAGCGCGAGAAACCTCTCGAGACGCTCCAGGGCATCAATCGACGGGCCGGCATCAAGCAGAAAATGATGGCGCAGGTCGGCGAGCAGGATGTGGCCTATGCCGCATCCGGTGTGGACCTTTCGTTCGGGACGCCGAACGCGGCGCGACAGGACGCGTTCCGCAATGCGGATCTCGAGCTGACCTCTGATGTGGGGACTGAGCAGACACGTGTCGCCAGATTGGACGAGCGTGCGGCCAATTACCGAAAGCGGGCAAAGCGGGCGCGTAGCGCGGCGGCGATCGACGCCGTCGGCATCGGCCTCAAGGGTTTCTCGAGCATTGCGGAGCGGTATTGAACCATGGCGAACCGTCAGCTTTCTCCTGTTTCGTATCGTCGTTTCGAGGCGCAGCCACTGCTATCCGAAGGTTTGCTTGCCGTTGAACGGTCGGGCGGTGATCTCGAGCGTAAGGTCGCTATGGGCCTTGCGCGGATCGCAGACGATATGGGCCGGCGCGCGGACGCTGAGGCGGAGCGCGCCGGCAAGCTCGCGGGCGCCCGCGATGCCCTCGCGGGGGCACCGACCGGTGCGCAGATTACCGGCGGCGGCGCTGTGTCGACAGCCAGTGTCAACGGCCAGGCCGGGCATGTGAAGGGCGCTCAGGGCGGGGTGCGCGTGCGCGTTCCGCCGGCGGAAATCCGCAAGATGATCGTCGATGCCGCTATTCGGCATGGTCAGGATCCTGACGCATTGACCCAGTTTGCCGGTATCGAAAGCTCGTTCAATCCGCTTGCCCGCAACCCCAACTCCACCGCCGGTGGCCTGTTTCAGTTCCTGGACGGCACAGCGCGCAACTACGGTTTGCGCGACAAGTTCGACCCCGCAGCTGCATCGGACGCCGCCGCGCGCCTGATGAAGGACAATCGCGCGTATCTTGTGCAGCGGCTTGGCCGCGAGCCGACGCCGGGCGAACTGTATCTTGCCCACCAGCAGGGGGCAGGCGGCGCGGCGAAGCTCCTGGCAAATCCGGACGCTCGGGCAATCGACGTTGTGGGTGCCGACGCCATCCGGCTGAACGGCGGCTCCGCCGACATGACGGCGGGTCAGTTTGCTTC